GAGGCGGTTTACTGCTTTGACTTTGATGGAGAATTAGAAGTGTTGGAATTGCTTGCTCCAGTCGGCAATGAAGGCTCGGAGATTTGCATTAAGGATATTCTAAGCGAGGATGTTTATTCACAGGCATTTGATCATCTTGAGTCTATTTTAAAAGCTGACTATGATAATCGAGTTTTAGAAATGCAAATTAGCAGGGCTGGTAAATAAAATGACTGATATACAAAAGCGAGTTAAACGATTAATCAAAGCTGGCTATTCAGTTAGCCAAGCCTACAAAGTAGCACAGCAGGAGTTTTTACAGTGGAAAAAATAATATTAGTAGCTGGCTTTGTGCTAGCAATGGGAGCTGATCACTTAGGTGTTAATTTGCTAGGTGTCATTTTAATTGCAGTAGTTGCTTTTAATTCTAAATTTAATTATATATAATTCAATTATGCGGTCTCGCAGCAGGAGTAATTACCTGTTGTATGGCTTTCCTCCCTTTTCCAGTGAGACCGCACTTATTTTTTAAAGGGTTTAAAGGAGTTTTTATGCATTATTATCAATTTAATATAGCTGATTACCGTAAAGATACGCGGCATTTAACAGTTATTGAACACTATATTTATCGCGAATTACTTGATGAATATTACCTGTCAGAACTTCCATTACCTTCAAATATAGCTATTTTATCAAGAAGGCTACGCCTAACTAGTGAGCAAATAGATTCTCTTAATATCATTCTTGATGAGTTTTTTACCTTAAAAGATGATGGTTATCACAATGATAAAGCTGATTTGGTATTAGGCAAGATTTATAAGAAATCCGAAAAAGCCCGTGAAAGCGTTAATAAACGGTGGGAAAAATACGAACGTAATACGAACGTATCTGATCCGTATAGCGAGCGTAATACGAACGTTATACTACCCAATACCCAATACCCAATACCTACTAACCCAAAACCTACTAAAACATGTTTGTTTAAAATTCCTGAATGGGTTAATCAAAAAGCATTTAAAGAATTTACTCAGCATCGAAAGGAAATGAATAAGCCATTTACTGATTTGTCAAAAACAAAGGTGTGTAATAAATTAAAAGGTTATACAGACGAAGAACAGCAGACTGCAATTGATACGAGTATAGAATCACGCTGGGCTGGTGTATTTCCAAAAAAACTAAACGGAAAAAACAATGAAACAACTAAAATCAATAATGCCAGACCTGAATCAAATCTCGCTCGGCTCTCTCGTAAACTCCAAGCAGACATTGCATCAGAAGACCCCTTTGGCTGGGAATGTAATATCGCGCGTATTTTCAGTGATGATGATTAAATACTCGCACAAGTGGGCTAGCCAGTTTCCCGATGAAGCTTTTACTGACGAAGCGAAAAAGATTTGGGCAATGGATTTGTCAAGTTTATCTAATAATCAAATTAAACAAGGTTTAGACACTATGATCGACAGATACCCATCTTGGCCACCAACAATTGGAGAGTTTAAAGCACTTTGCAAGGTTGGCTCAGAATCTATGAAAAGTGATCAGTTAGCACTGGCTGACAGAAGTAATGAAGCAATTACAAAAGATGAAAGGGTAATTATGATTGGTAAGTATGCTGAACAATTAGCAAAAGCCTGTAAAGGCAATTTATAAAAATAACCTAAGGTGGAATAAATGAGCGAATTAACACAAGCATTGGCAAACCAGTATTTTTCGTATAATAAATTTAATGGTGAGTTGCGCTGGAAAGTAGGCAGAACTGGAACTGCATGGGCTGGTTCTTTAGCTGGTGGTTTCAACATGGCTGGCTATATTAAAGTTAAATTTCAAAAAAAAACTTATCTTGCCCATCGAATTATTTGGTTGTTAGTTTATGGCGCATGGCCTGACCAAATTGATCATATTGATCATAATAGGCTGAACAATCGGCTAGTAAATTTAAGGAATGTAACTACTGCGGAAAATGCAAAAAATCAATCTTTAGATAAAAGGTCAGGCACAATGATATCAGGAGTTACTTGGTATAAACCAGATCAAATATATAGAGTTAGGTTAGCTCAAAAGTTTATTGGGCGTACAGCAGATTTTTTCGAGGCGTGTTGCATTAGGAAATCTTTTGAGTTTAAAAATGGCTATCACGCCAATACAGGTAAATAAATTATTTATTTATGTTAAAAAACTTTACATCTAACGCAACTTAATTTATAATTATTAAACTTAAAAGGGGAAAAAAAAATGGCTCAAATAGTAAATGAATATAACGAGTTTAAAGTTGGTGATAAAGTGTCTTACCTCGTGAACACCTATTACACAGTCGAAGGCCGTATAACCCAAATGATACAAGGTAGCGAAGGTGCTACATTTATTATAAAAGGTTGCAGAAGCGGTAAAGAGCGTTGCTGCCAAACTGATCATTTTACTTTTACTAAAATTTAACAAATACTAAAGGGGAAAAAAATGAAACGTAAAATTAAAAAATTTGAAACTATTTATAATCACGCTAGATTATGGGCTTTAGGTCGTTTGGCAGGCGGAAGATTAGTAGACCAAAAAAAATATGACACTAAACGCTTAGAGTTTCAATCTTTAGCATATATAACTTTTAAGCTAGAAACACAATGGGTTTTTTCCGCACCTTTTGATCAAAGTGTTGTGGCTGTTTATCAAAATTACATAAAAGAAAAGCAGGATAGTAAGCAAAGTTTAAAAAACCTTTGCTATAGCTATTTTCTTCAAAAAGAAGCTATATATTTAGCTAAAAACGCAGATTAAAATAATGAAAAAAGAACCAAAAAGATACTGCACAGTATGCAATGGGGAAATATCAAGATTTAATCGGAATGGTAAATACCTTGTTTGGAGTAATTACGTGCAGAGGCTAACTTGCTCTACCGATTGCGCTGGTCAACGAAGGAAAGGCTTAACAAGTCGATTAATACCTGTGCTTGCTATTGATCATTTTAATTTTGGCAGAATAAGTTTAATTAAAGACATGAATAATGCGTAAACATTATAGCTTTTGGTACAAGGGTTTAAAGTTAGACCCGTATAGAATTTTTAGAATTTATGGCATAGCAGCGCCAGAGCAGCAACACGCAATTAAAAAACTGCTTAGAGCTGGAAAGAGTGTAAAGGGGCTTGAGGTTGACATACAAGAATCTATTGATTCGCTGAACCGATGGCTTGAAATTTTAAATGAAGATAAACTGGAGAAAAATAATGACGACTTATGATAATACAAATCGCGGTTCTGTTTGGGGTAATGACAAAAAGATGGTTGAAGGGGCTAACCCTAATCTGCCTGATTTTACTGGTTCGATTAATGTTGAGGGCAAAGATTATTGGATATCTCTGTGGAAGAGAAAAGCAGACGCTAACCCAAAATCACCAGCTTTAAACATTAGCTTAACGGCTAAGGATGAAATGCCAGCTACGCAGCCAGCAGCAGTTCAGCCAAGTGTTAATGACTTTGATGACATACCTTTCTAATTAGTAACATGGATAAAGATCACCTCCTTGAATGCGAAATACGCGAGCATTTAAGGTTGGTGAATTCAGCTAAAAACCCGATGGACTACTGGCGCTACACTTGGCGACCTTTGTTAGTAAAGCATAGGGGTGAAGAGGCTGTTGCTGAAATTACTAGATTAATGAACATCGAGCGAAAAAGGCAAAAAAATGAACGATGAAGAAGATTATGAATTTTGTGAAGAACTTAAAATTGCTGACTCTCTTGAAAGCATAGGACACCATGAGTTCGGTAATGTTTTAACTTCTGCCGATTGCATATGTTTAATTGTTGCGGCAAGAGAAATTAGGCTGCTAGTTCACGACCTTAAAAACCTGTTGAAAGAAGAAAAAGCAGAAATGGCAGAATATTACGAATATGAGAATGCAGAAACTATCCATTAAACGCACTAAAAAGCAAAATAACAGCTTGCATAAAGGCTTTGATGATTTAGGCAATATGCTTAATGATTCAGGTCTGGATATGCGAAAAGTTTTAAAAGCAGAGGTTGACATACCTTGGACAAAAGAATCAATTAAGAAATTTATGTTCAACCCAATTGCTGTCATTATGTTTGAAGAAACGTCTAGCAAACTAAGCACCAAAGAATTAAAAGAAGTATGGGAAGTTATGATCAGGTTTGTTGGTGAAAAGCATGGCGTTACAGTTCCATTTCCTGCGGAAGAAAATAAAGATGAAAAAAGAAACTAGCGGTATCCTGCGTAAAAAGGCACTCAAATTAGCTCAGAAATTAGCCAGAATATCGGCTGCTGACGACAATGGTTATGCTCATTGCTGGTCGTGCGGTGACGCTTATCACTACAAAGAAATGGATGGAGGTCACTTTATTGCAAAAGGACATTCAAGCTATTGGTCGTTAGACGCGAGCAATATTCATCCCCAATGTCGATCGTGCAACGGGTTTGGCATGCGATATGGAATAGCAGAGCAGCAATACACTATTAACATGATTGACTATTATGGTCGCGATTACGTTGAAATGATGCATATCTTTAAAAATAAAATTAAGAAAATAGGAAAGGCTGAATATTTAGATATGATTCAAGAGCTTAATAATTTGATTAAATATCACGAAGAGAGGGTTGGAAAATGAGTTTGTATGATAAGTTTTTAAAATGGTCTGCTGATTCTAAATTATCAGATTCAATAAACAGTTATAAGTTTTACGACATGGGATCATCATTTTGTGCTGGCTATGCCCTGCGAAATAAAGAAATGAAAGATTTAATACAGGCTGAACAGGATAAATGCATATTTGCAGAAGAGGAATTGATCGCTGAACAGCTTAATCAGATAGCAGAATCAAGGCGTAAAGGGAATAATTAATTTATTATGTAAAAAAACTTTACATTCTATGGGTAATAATTTATAATTATTAAACTTAAACAAGGGAAAAATAAAATGAAAATTGAATACATTACTCGAAGAGGCTCAAAAATTACTAAACTTTATACTCAGCAAGAAGCGGTAAATCGATTATATTTTTTAGATAATCTTGAGGATGATACAAAAAATTATGCACCAACCGACACCAGCGACACTAGATTTTCATATCGCGCTGAGGCTAATGCTATTCGTTGCACTATATAGGTTTAAATAAACCAGCCCCTTCAGGGGCTAATTAGGGGAAAAAAAATGGCTACTACAACAAATCAACAAGAAATTATTACAGCTTTGCAAAATGACGGTTTTGTAATTGTTACTGATGAAGATGTAGATACAGGCATAGACCATATCTTTTTTTACAAAAATAGTGGATACGGAAAAGTTGATTCGTGGATACATATTGAAAATGTAACAGATACCGCGTTGTCAGTATTGCGAGCAAATCAAGAAATTGAATATTCAAAATCTCAATTAGCACTTACAAACGAAAGCATGAGTGAAAATTATGACGAGTTTGCATAAAAGCTACTTAAAAAAATGAACGACATAAAATTTTAACGAGAAATAAGTTATGAATAAATTTTGGCTGGCTGAATTTAAGGTTCTTGGAACTTTAGTGTGGATTGTGCCTGTTACAATTGCGACTTTAGTATTGCAACTTGCTATTACTATGGTTTTTCCGTTTTGGTATTATTTAGGTTTTTCTAAAAGCAGAAAAAGTTAGGAACGATTTATATAATTTTTCGTTCCTATGTAATATTGATTAATTAAATTAAAAAAGATAATATCTTTTAATAGGTTTCAGCCCAACTGCCAAACCATCAGATGTGACTAGTACAGTCAAAACACAATTATTGCAGCTTGGGCGAATTAACTGGGAATAATATGGGCGATATATCATTACATTTTAACAGGTCAGAGTTTAGCTGTAAGTGCGGTTGTGGCTTTAATGTCGTAGATGTAGAACTTATTAAATTGCTAGAGGTTGTCAGAAATCGTTGGGGCGTAGCAGTTACAATTAACAGTGCTGCAAGATGTTACACGCACAACAATAATATAGGTGGTTCTAAGTTTTCCCAGCATTTGCTTGGTAAAGCTGCTGATATTAAAGTTAGAGGTGTTGCACCTGTTAATGTTTTTAATTTTTTAAATGATATGTATAGTGATCAGTACGGGCTAGGCAATTACGATACTTTTACGCATATTGACGTTAGAGATTTTAAAGCTAGGTTTTAAATGAAACTATTTGCGCTATTATTATTTTTTAGCACAAGCATTGGCTCTGCAACATTACTTGGGTCAAAGCATCCGATATATTTTTTTAAGCTAGGCAGCGAGGTATTAATGTGTAAGTCTAGTGATAAGAATGTAATCTGTTTTGGAAAAAATGATGATACTGGAATTATTGTCAGGTACACTTGTACAGCAGTTACACCCAAAAAAGGCTTTTTAAAAGATTGCTATACAAAGCCAACAATTAACCTGAGCTAGAAAATGCCTTTTTTATTGCAATTTATAGGAATGACAGTTATGAAGAAATTACTAATGGGCTGGTTTTTTGAATTTGCATTAGATGCTGCACTTGACTATGCAGATAGATTAGCACAACGCTCAGATACCGACCTTGATAATCAATTTGTAGCTAAATTCCGAGAGAATCGCGAGCTTTTTCTTAAATGCGCGAAAGGAAAGATGTAATGCCAGATAATGATTACTCTGCTGGCCTTCGGGATGGCGAGATAAACGCCCTAAAAGACAGGCAAGTTTTACACGCATCAAGATTAGACAAGCACGATAGTAGGATTGGAACATTAGAAAAAACGGCTTACATAGTAATGGGGGCTATATTACTGCTAGAATTTGCACCATCAATTCAACACATTTTAGGAAATTAAACAAAACCCATCAGTGATGGGACAACCAGTTCAGTGGAGTGGTTATGTTGGAAGTAAAGTACAGAAAGGCGGTAGATTTAATACCGTATATCAATAATTCTCGCACTCATAGCGAAGAACAAGTCACTCAAGTAGCAGCCAGCATTAAAGAGTTAGCTAATGGCTAGACCATTAATCAAGCTTACACCAGAGCAAGCTAGAGAAGTTGAAACACTTGCTGCTGTATTAAATCAAGAACAGATTGCTGATTATTTTGGCATAGATTCAGATACATTTGCAGCAATAAAGAAACGTGATCCAGAAGTTTTTCGGTCTTATAAAAGAGGCAAAGCTAAAGCTATAGGCTCAATTGCTGGCAATTTAATTGGTCAGGCTAAAGACGGAAACGTAACAGCAGCAATATTCTATCTAAAAACACAGGCTGGATGGAAGGAAACGCAGGAGGTTTTAGTGCCAGAAGGCATAACGGTTACGATTGTAGATGCCTAATGTTGAAGTCAAGCTAACAACGCCTCAAAGGACTTTCGTATCATCACAGTCTAAATATCCAGCTATTATTGGTGGGTTAGGTTCTGGTAAGTCCAAAGGCGGCACTATGCGTCTAGTATTAAAGCTATTGGCTGATGTTGGTGCTAATGGTGCTTATTATATGCCAACATACGACCTGATAAAGTTAAGGGCAATGGCTGGTATTGAAGAAGACCTTATTCAGCTTGGCGTACCTTACACAATTAATAAATCTGACTACACGATTAAACTGCATGGCTACGGAAGCATCATTTTAAGATCATACGACAGGCCAGAAAGAATCATAGCTTACGAGGCAGCGCATAGTATTGTCGATGAGATAGATACCCTACCAAAAAATAAAGCTGCTTTAGTTTGGCGTAAAATTACAGAACGGAACAGGCAGAAGCGCAATTACCCAAATACAATAGGCGCGGTGACTACACCAGACCAAGGCTTTAATGGCTTTGTTTACTCTAAATGGGGTAAAAACCCAAAGGAAGGCTTTGAGCTAATAAAAGCACCAACAGCGAGTAATCCATACCTACCCGACGACTACATTGCTCAGATTAAGTCAAACTACGACCCAATACTGGCTCAGATGTATTTGGAAGGCGAATTTGTCAGTCTAACTGAAAACAAAGTTTACCATTTCTTTAGTCGGTCAAGACATCACACTAGTAGAATAGTCGAAAGCAAAGATCAATTTCTATATGTTGGATTAGATTTTAACATTGGCGGTACTTGTGCAACTGTTTGGATTATTGAGGACAATATACCAATTGCTGTTAATGAATTCTCAAGTCACGACACATACGACTTTATAAGCAATCTAAACCAGTACAGCGGTAAACAACTTGTAATATTTCCAGATGCCTCTGGACGCTCTGGAAGCACTAACGCGACACTTTCTGATATAGGTTTAATTGAAAACGCTGGCTACCAAGTAGACGCACCAGCAGCTAATCCTGCGGTCAGGGATAGAATAAATGCTTTTAATGCTCTATTATCACATGATAGGATGCAGATCAATACTGATACGTGTCCAAACCTGACTCATGCTTTAGAGACACAAGGCTATACTATTAAAGGTGAGCCTGAAAAATACAATGAGCATCCAGCGATTGACGATTGGGTTGATGCTTCTGGTTATTTTATTAATCGTAAATGGCCTGTCAGAAAGCCAGCCATTGATTTGAATATAAGGTTTAAATAAATGCCGATAGAAACTGAAAATCCAGAATATACCGAATCTTTACCAAAATGGACGCTAGTTAGAAAATGTGTTTCTGGCGCACAAGCAGTAAGACGAGAGGGTACAGTGTTTCTGCCTGACCCAGACCCATATGTTACAGATAAAGATGTCAGATATAATCCATACCGAAAAAGAGCGCAGTTTTTAAATGTAACTGCTAGAACCAGAAATGCAATGGTTGGAATGGCGTTTAGACGACCGCCAGAATATGATTTAACTGGTATTGAGTACATCGAAGAAAACGCTAACGGTTCAGGAACTAACCTAGAGCAATTATCAAAGATTGTTGTTGGTGACTTGTTAGAAGTTGGGAGAATTGGGTTGCTGTCTGATTATCCATCAGCAGAGCAGGGCATGAGTAAAGAGCAGATCAGCCAATTAGGGTTAAAAGCCACAATAAAACTTTATACCGCTGAAAATATAATTAATTGGAAAACAACTGTCATTAATGGCGAGAGTGTTTTGTCTTTAGTTAATTTAATGGAGACCTACGAGCTAGAGCATGATGTGTATAGTCAAGAAACCGAAAAGCAATTCAGGGTTCTAAAGTTAGTTGATGGAATCTACACCCAAGAAGTATACCGTGATGACATATTGATTGAGTCATTTCAGCCTAGAGCCAATGGCTCGACATTAAAATATATCCCAATAGTAATTGCAGGAACATACTCAAACGACCCTGCTGTAGATGATGCTGCTTTATATGACATTGCCGAAATTAACATTGGTCATTATCGCAACAGTGCCGATTATGAGGAAGGTGTATTTTTGCATGGTCAGCCAATGCTGCACATTGATACTGGCAATACTTCTGCTGCTGAGTTTGAAGCGTTAAACCCTAACGGAATCGAAGTTGGGGCAAGACGAGGCATAGCGACAACTGGCGGTGGCTCTGCTGCTTTACTACAGGCTGCAAGTAATGGCGCAGCTTATGAAGCTATGAAAATGAAAGAAGAACAAATGGTAAGTATTGGCGCACGAATGATTGAATCAGGCGGTCAAGCTGAAACGGCAGAAGCTGCAAGGATTAAACACGCTGGCGATAATTCAGTATTAACTAATATTGTTCAAAATGCATCGGACGCTATAGAGCTTTCATTAAGCTGGGTTGCAAATTACATGGGCTTGACTGTAGAGCCTGAATATAAAATTAATGATGATTTTTACGATAAAACTATTAATCCACAAATGTTAATGGCTAAAATTCAGTTAATGGATAGAGGCGTAATTGCAGCAGAAGACGTAAGAATGGCATTACGAAAGGCTGGTGAAATTGAGCGTGACGAAGAAGATATTATTGGTGATGCTGAGGCTGTTAGCCCTGTCTAATGTCTAGCAATACTGGATTAATTGATTCATTAACTTTGCGCCAGATATTAATAGAGCGTTATTCTGCTGGCGAAGCAAAGCGATTGGTTAAGTATTTAAATAGGCTTTCAAAAGATTTAGCAGAAAAGATAAGGTCAGATTATGAGAACGTCAGGGCAGTAGCATTAGCCAAGCAGTTAGAGAAAGTAACAACTACCTATGTTAATCAATACGGTTCAGAAATGATTAAAGGTTTAAATGACTTTGGCAAAGATGAGGCTGATTTTGCGCGTGAAGCGTTACTTGCCTTGACTGCTGCTGAAACTGTTAATCCTGCAT